CCTCAGTGTCCCTGTCCACCCACACGGATATTAATGCCGGCTGTTGGTCCGCCGGCACCTGTGCCCCATTCAGAAGTTGTCAAGCGGTCTCTGAAATATGTCACAGGCATCCTATTATGCTCTAGGTAGCAGCGAGCCGCGGCCGTGTGAGTATCACACGCCTGATCATCATGAAGCGGCAATCTTTCGGCCAGTCACCTGGCCTTTCTGCATCATCACAGGCACCATCCTATGATTGAAATTGCTCAAATTCCCGGGTTAGAGCTCAACCGTTGTGTCCGTTAGGATGGACTTCCATTGCTCTGATGAGCTTCGCCGTTTGGCTTTACCCCTGGTGCAGTCAGGGCATGACTCGTGACACACACGGGCAACTAGTTGCCGCTGGGTACAGTGAAGGATTACGCCCATTTCTGCTAAGTTGAGAGTTATCACTGTATACTTGAGGTTAAATTTTTATTGAAACAAAGTTGCGAAGCAGAAGCATCAACATCTTTGAGTTTGCAAGGTGCGATGTGCTCACTTTTCATGGAATAATGCGTCACACTCAGAGACGTAGTTGGCCTAACGTTATGCTTGAGCTATATCGATAGGTGACTGGATAACTCCCTCCTCTCTCATAGCGTCTCTCTTGCGTTACGTGTGTTTATCGATCAGTTGTTGTACACCGTCATGTATTTATGTCGCGAAGTTTTTGACACCGGGTATACGCTGCGCGAGGTGTTTTGCTATTTGTGGGGCGAAATGAAGCACCTTGTCTTTAATGTCTCCATGGCGTTTTACTGCTTCCTACATCTTATGCATTGCTGAGCCAACTTTTGTGAAGAACCCTTTGTTCATGATGCCTGCAAGTATCTCCATATTTGGATCGTCTATGTTCAACCCAGGTCCAGTCCTAAAACTATCGAAGTCCATTCTCCTTAATATATCCAGTGGGGTGGCGTAGGCAGTGGATAATTATCTCGTTTCCGTCTCTAAATACTATGACTCTGAACTTGGTATTCCCTCGTAGTGGACAACCCATTGCAACTCGAAAGTTGTTTATGGTTATACACCCTCGAAAGAATATAGCGCAAGATGTGGGCGTATGAGTGACGACGTATTCAAGAAAGTGTTAAACGTCCAATTCGTGGGCTGAGCGACGATCGCAGCAAGCATCAAACTATCTAAGAGATAATATGCTCCTGTGTTGTAGGTGCCAGCAGCGTATGGCCAATTTGGCGGTTGAGCTTACATCTGAAGCACCATTTATACCGGGAAGGGCGAGGTCGCTAGGGTTGCTATGAAATCTGGATTGGCCGCGTTTACTGTCAGAAATGGTGCGGTTGCTGAGTAGAAATTTTGACACTCCCCGAGAGTTAATGGTTGGAAAACGGTGCCCACCATGTAACCGGCGCGGCCCATTGATTCCCCTGCCCCTCCAGCAACATACACCCTGCAGTGAGTTTAATCGTCCTAATAGTAATTTAAGAGTTGCCCAAGATTTTTCGTCACATGGCCACCACGATCTGCGAAAAACCCTTTGATCATTCCTGACTCGGTTGTGCTCGCGGATGTTTTGAAAATTCTCGTTCCTCCGGCAGCTACCCTGGCTGCAGTGAAGAACCCTCTAACCGCAGGGTTACTAC